ACAGAGCTATTAGACGATGAAAAATTATCTAAGAAATATGATCATTCTATGAATTTAGCGGGTAATGTTCAAAAAGAAGTTCGTTATCCTCAAGAAGATTTAGCAAGTAAAACTTTTGAACCTTTAATAGGTGCATTAGGTCAAATAGTTAAACAGTACATATCTATACCTCCTGCTAGTGATACTATATCACCAGCGTTTGTTGGTAAGATGGTAATAGAATCTATGTGGGTCGTGAGCCAGTGGGCTGGAGACTTTAATCCTTTTCATATACATCAAGGTGAATTATCTGGTGTTATTTATTTACGAGTGCCACCTAGTCTTAAAGACGAATACGCAAAAGAAGATCATTATCCATGTGTAGGTGATATTGTTTGGCATGCTGGTCAAGCTGCAACTTTTAGTGGACATAAACATCAAGCAACTCCAAAAGTAGGTGCTATATATTTGTTTCCGTCATGGCTATCTCATGGTGTCTATCCATTTAGAACACCTAACGAAGAAAGAAGATCTGTATCATTTAATTTACATTTAAAGAAAAAAGAACCTATTAATGATTGACATCAACAAAGTGCCAATGGTCCGTGTGACGTGGTTAGATGCTCGTGATACAGAAACAGGTTGGCTTGATATAAAAGAAGTTATAAGTGCTCCGTTGGCCGTGTGCCAAGAAGTAGGATGGATGATACATAATGGTGAAGAAAAAATAATTATTATGCGTTCGTATAGTAAAGACAAAGAAGACATTACGGGTGGAGGAGCAATAGCTATTCCTAAAGATTGGTTAAAGAAAATAGAATATTTAAAAGTAGATTATGCAACACAATAAAAATACAGAGTTTGTTATGTACGTTGATAATTTTTTAGATGAGGCTACGTTAAAGTCACTTCAAGATACTGTAAAAAAATTAGAATACCAAGAAGTAAAAAATCCTGAAGGTCAATTATATGGTATGCGTCATACTTTTAATAAAAGTATTCATGATGATCCATTACTTAAATTAGTTAAACAATATTTTTTCCCCCATAGAAATCTTGAACCAATATCCGTGAGTGCACATTTGCGAGAAAATAACAAAGAACCTTTGTTTCATACTGATGATGATAAAGGTAATGTTGCTAACTTTCTTTTATTTGTAAAAGGTGAGCCTCTTCTTAATAATGGCACAGGGTTTATGCATGATAATAAACTGTCTTCACACATAGGTTTTGTAGAAAACAGGGCTTTATTTTTTAATGGCATGAAAATACCACATTCAGATTTGCAATCTTTTGGAGACAGTTCTAACAGATATACTCTTAATATTTTTTATAAGGAAATAAATGATTAAACTTTTTATAGCAACCCCTTGTTATGGTGGAATGATTACAGCAGATTATTTTAAAAGCTGTTTGCAATTAGCAGCTTTAGCATCAACAAAAAAAATAGAATTACAATTTGGCACCATAGGAAATGAATCTTTGGTAACAAGAGCTCGTAATACTTTAGTTCAATTATTTATGGACGGTGATTATACTCACTTAATGTTTATAGACGCTGATATATCTTTTGATCCTGAATCAATATTTCGCATGTTGGATTTAGATAAAGAGGTTGTTACAGGAGTTTATCCACGCAAAACAATTGATTGGACTAAAACAATTAAAAAAGTAAAAAATAATCCAAATATATCAGAGGAAGAGCTTCATTCAGCTTCGTTACAATATAACTTAAACGTTACAGAGCCAGATAAAATAAAAGTAGAAAAAGGTTTTATAGAGGTATTGGATGGTGCTACTGGTTTTATGTTAATAAAAAGAAACGTATTTAAAAAAATGGCTTTAGCTTATCCAAACTTACGTTTTAAATCTGATCAGCATCTAGGTGATCCACACGATAAAACATTCGGTTATCATAATACTTCTGATTGGAATTATGCTTTTTTTGACACAGTTATAGAACCTGAAACAAAAAGATATTTGTCAGAAGATTATGCTTTTTGTCGTTTATGGCAGAAAATAGGTGGTAAAGTATACGCTGATATTGCAAGTAGTCTTGTTCACTCGGGTAATTATAATTTCAGAGGTCGAGTATCCACTCAATTCTTGCCACAAAACAATAAATAATTTAGTATACTCCGACATGAAATTAGTCGATTTAAAGTTTCAACCAGGTATAGATAAACAAGATACTGCTTATGCAGCAGGAGATCAACGTAAGTATGTTGATTCTGATTTTGTTAGATTTCACTATGGTAAACCTGAAAGATGGCAAGGTTGGCAATATCTACCAAATCCTAATAAAACTATTGTGGGCGTGGTCCGTGATACGCATAGCTGGATTGGTTTAGACGGAACCAGATACCTTGCTTTAGGCACTGATAGAAAACTTTATTTATATTCCGAAGGTGCTATTTACGATATTACACCTATTAGAGCTACTGATTCTTTAACAAATCCTTTTACAACAAATGGTACAACAACTGTTACTGTTACGGACGCAGCTCATAGTGCACAGGTGGGTGACTTTGTTACATTTGATTCATTCTCTACAATAGATGGATTAGATATGAATAACGAGTTTGAAATTATTACAGTTCCCTCTTCTAGCACTTATACAGTAACTCATACAAGCACAGCCTCTGGATCAACATCAGGGGGTGGTGGATCAGGAAATGCTAAGTATCAAATAAGTGTTGGTCCTTCTACTTCTACATATGGATATGGTTGGGGCACATTAACTTGGAACACTAGCACATGGAACACACCAAGATCATCTTCTAGTGTTGTAGTAGATGCAAGAAACTGGTCTTTAGATAATTTTGGTGAAGATTTAATTGCTACTGTTTTAAATGGTGGAACGTTTGTTTGGGATACATCAGGAGGAACAAGTAATAGAGCGACAACTTTATCAAATGCTCCTACTGCATCTAGATTTAGTTTAGTATCTACTGATACAAGACATTTACTTCTTTTTGGTACCGAAACAACTGTTGGTAATAGTGCTACTCAAGATGATTTATTATTTAGATTTTCTGACAGAGAAGATGCTACTGATTATACACCCGTATCAACAAATGAAGCTGGTTCGCTACGTATATCGGATGGTTCAAGAATAATTGGTGCTGTAAAATCGTCAGGTCAAATATTAGTTTGGACGGACACATCATTACACGGTGTGCAGTTTGTTGGTACACCTTTTACTTTTGGTCTAAGACAACTTGGTGCAAACTGTGGTTTAATAGCACAGCACGCAGCAATAGAAATAAATGGCCGTTCTTATTGGATGTCAGATGATTCATTTTATATGTACGATGGTGTTGTTAAAAAAATGCCATGTTCTGTACAAGACTATGTGTTTGATGATTTAAGTTACACAAATAAAGCTGATATAGCTTGTGGTATTAACACAGCTTTTAATGAAATAATTTGGTATTATCCTTCATCAAATGCTACACAAATAGACAGAGCTGTAGCTTACAATTATTTAGAAAATACTTGGTATACCACGTCTCTTGGAAGAACTACTTGGTTAGGAGCCTATGTGTTTGAATTACCTATTGCTACTGAATATAACGCTAGTTTATCTGCTAACAACTCTACAATACTTGGTTTAACTGCAGGTGCTTCGTATGTTTATGAACACGAAACAGGTAATAATAAAGCAGATGGCACGGCTTTATCTGCTTTTTTAACAACTGGATCTGTTGAAATTGCTGATGGTGATGAGCTCATGTCAGTTAGTAGGTTAGTTCCTGACTTTGATAATTTGGCTAACACAATGACAGCTACTTTAACATTAGAACAGTATCCACAATCTGCATCCAACGTAACTACAACAGGGAGTATTACTAGCACTACAGAAAAAATTGATGTAAGAGGTAGAGGTAGAGCGGTTAAAATCAAATATGAAACCAACACAGTTAATGACACAGCTTGGAGACTTGGGTCTACAAAGTTACAACTTAGACCAGACGGAAGAAGATAATGGCTAAGATAACAATTACACGATTACCAAATGCTACAGAAGAGTATAGTCCCAATCAGTTTGATCAAATGGTTTCATTACTAGATCAAATTATTTTTTTACTTAATACAAACTACCAACAAGATTTAAAAGACGAGTCAGAGTCGGAGGCTTTTTTCCTTGGCTAATA